TTGGCAGGGAGTTAAATTCATCCGATTTTAAAGATATACAGGGCGTGCATGACCCTATTTCTATGAGTGAGAAAATTTACTATAAAGATGAATTCGTAGGGGAGTTTACTACGGTGGTAGAGAATTACACTATTACGATTAATTTTAAACCTACTTAAATACAAGCAAAATAAAATAATTACTTGCTTATAATAAATTTTAGTTATATTTGCAATACATAACACCCCTTACAGGGTTAATAATATTAAATCTGTGAAGATACAGGTTACCCCTCATATTACAACATACAAGGCTATGCTTATTAATTTAGGCATAGCCTTTAATGCTTTATGGGTATGAGCCTATTCGATCCTGCTACATGGAGGTGGCCTTCGTTCCGAGGCGCAGCAGACAACAGCATAGACACCCGCATCATGACTATAAACGGTCAGGTGGTAGAAGGTAGTTTCGATGTTTACAGCGGCTACACGTTTCAGGGGCTGCATTACAGCACTGATACGAAATTCGTTAAACTGGTAGAGAATAATTTTGTTTTAGGAAACGTGATCGGAAAGGTAGCTAAGTCGCTATCGAATGCTAAGTTTACCAGTGAGAATGAGAATGATAAATTACTAAAGGTTATTCAGAACCCGAATGATAAACAGAGTACAGAGGAATTTTTAAAAGAGTTTTGCATTTACCTGTTATCGCTTGGTTACACAATGGTTTGGAAGAAATGGGTATCTGTAGGAAATATGGAAACCCTGCAACTGATAAACCTGAACCCTGACGATACTGAAATACTGGAAAATTCAGTTAAAACAGTAGTAGATGGTAAATCGGAAACCATACCGAAAGAATTTATAATATTTTTCTACGATGTTAAAAAGAACATCAACGACGATAAAGGGTACAGCCGCATAAAGCCGCTACGTTCACAGGTTAAAAATATTGAAGATGCCCAGATAGCGAAGAACATTCAGATATGTAATTCAGGAGTTACGCTTATCAGTCCTAAGGCTACTACAGGCAGCCCTATAGACGAGGGTTTAAACAGGCAGATTATAACGATGCCTACAGCTGAAGGGCAAGCACCGCCGCGTACCGAGAAGGATGACATGGAGGAAAAATTAAACACCCGGGGTATCGCTAACCGAATAATTGTAGCGAACAAAGGTGTTGATGGTTATAATTTATCGCAGGGGTTAACGGGGTTGAATTTCTACGAAATGGTTGAAACTGATATACTGGCAATCTATGATGCTTTTGGTGTTCCGATTGAATTAAGCCCGTACGGTAAGAATAACACGTTTGATAATAAAGAAGTAGCGGAATCATCGTTGTATGAAACAGAGGTACTACCAATAGCCTCAAACATCGTTAAAACGCTTAATGCGGAGTTCCTTAATTTCACGGCCGGTATCTCAGTAAACTATGAACATGTTAGCAGCGTGGCTAAAACGAAGAATCAGGTACACGAGACGAATAAACTGATTATTGATAATTTGTCTACCCTGATTGCTGACGGCGTGATTACCGCGCCTGAAATGAAAAAAATATTAACTGATATGGGTATATTATTATGAAAACATATATAATTATAGTGATGGGTACGATAGGCGTTATAGCTGAATATACCGTTACAGGCGATAGGATTTCAATAGAATCAGGAAACACGCTGATAACTAAAGATATGATTACCGTTGCGGTTATACCTTCGGGTTACCTTATAATCGAGAAAGTATGAAAATAGACCAAACTATAAAATCACTACAGGAAACTGCCGATAAAACGGACGATCCTGTATTGAAAAAAGAAATTGCCAGTAAGATTGAAACGCTGAAAAGCAATAAAGACGTGAAAAAATGAAAGTATTCTGCAAGGAACTAAATAAATATTTCGATAGCAACGAGGCTATGTTTACTGAATTAGTAAAACATGAATCTCAATTGCTGGAATTAAAGAAAGCCGCTATTAAAGAAGCTGATTCTGTAAATATTCCATTTCTTAAGGATTCCGAAACAGAGAAATCATTGTCGTTTATTAAAGAGGGTTATGTTTACCCGGTAATAAACACTACAAACTGGATGGATAGCCACGGCGATGTGCATTTCCCGGGTATTTGGAATAAGTCGCTTAAAGATAAAGCTGATAAAATATTTTACGTTCTTGAACATAAGCTATCTATAGATAGTGTTATTGCGTTTCCTAAAGACGTTAAGGCGTTCGTTAAAACATTGGCGTGGTCAGAATTAGGATTAAACAATGAAGGCGAAACACAGGCTTTGATTTATGAAATACCGGCAGACAAAATACGCATACCTCAGGTAAAAGACTTATTCGCTGAAAAAACAGCGTTTGAAAATTCCGTAAGGATGCGTTATATAACCATGGGGTTGGCAATGAAATCTGATAATACGGATTTCGCTAAACAAAACCAGTTATGGAATGACAGGATAGAACTTGTAGCCAACAAATCAGAAGCCGAAAAACGTGGTTACTTCTGGGCTATAGACGAAGCGAGTATCGAAAAAGAAGGTAGTTTAGTGTTGTTTGGATCAAACAGCGCAACGCCTGTATTATATGAAGCCGCCGCAAGCACTTCAAAAACAGAGCCGGCTTTAGCCACTCAAAACGAAGCACAAAAAAATTATTTTAATCTTAATCTATAAACAATGGATTTTAAGTACAAAAGCGCGGCAGAACTTTCCGCAATGACACCTGAAGAACAGGAAAAATATGTTACTTCAAAAAGGGAGTACGAAGAAAACAAACAAAGCGAGGCGGTTAAAACGCAGGTTGCAGAACAGGTTAAAGTTATTGGCGACGCGCTGAAAGCTGAACTTAAAACTGCTAATGACGCGCTTACCTCACAGGCTGCAATAATCGAGGAACAAGGCAAATCCCTTGCTTCTCTTAAAACAGTTACTGAGGCTAATAACAAAATGGACATCATGGAGGCGTTTAAAGCGGCTTATGATGAAGTACCTAAAGACGGCGAATTTTCCATAAAAGGGCAGGATAAAATTAAAATTGATGTAGAAAAAGTTACTATATCAAGTGATGTTTTATCTTCTACACTTGTTAACGCTGCTCAGTTTCCTACAGCAGGCGCAACGCAGGCTATAGATTCTGGCTATGTGCTAAGGGCTTCTCAAAACATAGGTATTGCACGTTACAGAAAACCGTACAGCCCTATAATGGAGGTAGTAGACGTTAGGCCGTTACAAGAGGCTAACCTGTATATTCTAAATGAAAGTTTTACAGGCGATGCAGCTATTACACCGGAATGCACACTAAAACCAATTGTTAAGGTAACTTATGCCGGACAGCAAGCAGAGGCTTTGGCTGTTGCAGCAGAATGGGCTACCACAACACAACTAAGACGTTTTTACCCTACAATAGCTAACGCTATTCAAAGTAAAATAGCTGAACTTGTAATGGATAAAACGCCTGCTTCTGTACTGGCGGCAGTAGTAGCAGCAGGAACGGCTTTCACTCCTAATGCTTCCCTTGTGGTTAACGAAGATCCTAATGATTATGACGCTATAGGCGCAGTTATCGCGCAGCTTCAAACACTTGGTTATGTACCTAACGCTGTTGTATTGTCTCCTGCCGCATGGTACAGGATGATACATTCTAAAGCATCGGATGGACATTATTCCGTATGGAACGGTAACGCTATTAGCCTTGTGGGCGAAATAGGTATATCTTACCAGGGGCGTATAATTCGTTGGGTAATTGATCCTACTATTGCCGCTGACAGATTCCTTGTAGGGGACTTTATACAGGGCGTTAAAGTTGGCTTAGACGGGGAGTTGCTTTATTTCGAAACAGACGGACGTACTGATGCTACTGCGGCAGGTGCTTCGGGTTTATCTCGTAATATACGTACACACGTTGTAGAACGTTTTGTAGCTACATTAATACCTAACGCAACACGCACAGCCATTGTATCTGATACATTTGCTAATGTGAAAACGCTTATAACAGCGGCATAAATTATTATAACCCCGTTTCGGCGGGGTTTAACCTATAAATTTTAAAAAATTATGGCTAAAGAGCTAACAACCAATGAAACACCTGTGGTAAACGAAGTAGCAGGGATTACTAACGCTTACTACAAAGAACAGGGCGCAAAGAGCAAAAAACTAATTGCTGAAGGTAAATCAGAAGGAGTGGTAATAAACCTTGAAAGGACTACACCTGTAAGGTTTACCAGGGATTTCGGTAAACACATGAAACAAGGAGACGAGTTGTCTGTCTCTGATGTCGCATACGCTATTTACGATAAAGCAGGAGTAATAGAGAAACTATAATGATAATCGATAAATCATACTTTACAGGCAAACTATTTATCCCGAATGTTCAGGTAGTACCCGATATACACGGCGGTACGCAGCCTAACAATCAGGATAAATTAACCGGGGCTATTGTAAAGTATGAGCGATTATTATTGATTAACGCGTTAGGTGCTGCGCAGTATGATTTACTGGTTACAGCTATGGAGTCTGAAACGGATTATATCCCGGGAAACAAATGGTATGACCTCGTAAACGGGAAAACCTACGATAATAAAAGATTTGACGGCTTGCGCGAGATAATCGGATATTATGTGTATGTAAATTTTCTGAAATACGAATCAGTACAATTTAACACAACGGGTTTAGAACGTTCGGAATCTACCAACTCATTACCTGTTTTACCAGAGCAGCGTGTTATTGATTACTGGAATGAGTTCGTTAGTATGTATCAGTATTACCACGGGTGCGGTTGTGTATTTTACGGTAGCTATACACCTAATTTTGTAAGCCTGTATCAATTCCTGAATGAGAACCAAGCTGATTACAGTATAGGTAATTTTGGTTTTTATCAGATTCAAAATATATTAGGAATATGATAAATGTACACAAACGGCTTATTGATGCATTCGACACGCTCCCGGCTATAGGTGCTACGGTAGATCCGGTATTCGCTGGTTTTAAACCGCGTTATGATTGGGGTGATGATTTACACCTTAATAAACTAATGAAACTGTTTGGTAATGACCCGGTAAAATCAGTATATCCGATAATTTATAATTCTTCGAATACTATTGAGCATGACACGAAGCGGGTTGCAGCAACGGCTACACTAACGCTTATACTGGCAACCAGGAATACATCCGTTGATATGACGAACTCGCAACGCTGGGCAACCTCATACAATAACGTTTTGTTTCCATTGGCCCGTAACATTGAACAGTTGTTTACGAAGTCGCAAATATTCGCATGGGACGGTATTTTTACTACAGTAGAATTTCCTAACTACGGACAGAACGGCGAGAATAAAACGACCGACATCATCGATGCCTTGCGCTTCGATACCACGATTACAATAAACGATAAATGTTTAAAAACAATAAAATACACTTAAAATCATGGGATTAATAAATGCTATTAATTGCGATAAAGATACCCTTGAATTAGGTATCGTAAGCTGCGAGCAGTACCTTACCGAGTTCAAGACCCCTATTCTTATCCGTAAAGGATGGAGAATGTTACGCACTGCTTTCGAGGCGTTGGATAACGACGGGTTCGTGGCATTGGTGCAGTCAGGAGACTGGCAGCCTGTGCTGGGATCTAAACAGTTTACCAATAATACTCCGGATGTAACTACACAGGAATACACGGGCGGCGTACTTAGTGTAGTCCGTAACGGAAAACCACAATACCAGTTTGATTACGATAACGGTATCGGTTTCCACAAAGCACTATACTCTAAAAATGGGTTCAATAAATTTGACATCGGTATCGTTGATGATTCCGGTACGCTTATTTTAGCTCTTACACCGGACGGAATGTATGTTACAGGTTTAACTGCAGGTATGGTTAACGCTGCCACATTTACACCACGTACAGGCGATACGGATTCAATGACAGGCTTCTCCTTTCAGTTAACAAACGAGCAGCAATTTAACCGCCGTATGGTTACATATAATATCGATCAGTCAGAGGTTGATTTTAATGATTTACCGGCGGTTACAGGAACTATGATAACAGGGACGGCTACGGCTGCAGGCATCGTGATAAACGTTCGTTCAGCAACTAATGTGTCTTACGGTATCGAAGCTCTTACAGCAGCTAATTTTAGGGTGTACAACCCTGTAACGAATGCAGCTATAACTGTAGCTACCGTTGTGCCGCTTGTGGCTGAGGGAACATACCGTATAACTACCACACCTGTACTTACAACCGGTACACCTGTAGTAGTTCAGTTATGGGATGCTACCGCAACGCCGCCTGTAAATGTAGCGTTAGTAGGCGATAACCAACTGTATAAAGGAATTTCAGACACTATAACAACCACATAGCATGAAACCAATAGGTAATATTACATTCGGCAGTAAAGAGGCATACGATAATTTCTTATCTTTACCTCATAAAGACCAGGTAGAGCAGGTTTACGAATCGTTAAGCCCTAAAGACTACGTACTGGCTGAAAAAATCTTAAAAGATGGGAATATCAGCAGCGGAAATGCTACGGCGGCTAAACCGGGTAGTAACGGAAATACCGGAGGAAACACGAAAGATAATCCAAAGGGATCCGCAACTAATAGCAGCGAAGTATAAAGAATTTCAACGTGGCGACAGACCCGATGGCACAGCTATAGGATTTTATCGTAATTCAGGTTACGGATTATTCAAGCGTAATTTAAACCCTCTTGCAGGCGGTACAGTCGATTTGATAT